TCCGTGGCGGGCAACGATAGCGGAGACTCCTTCTGCCACCACCACACGGCTACATCCGTTAGCGCTGGTGACACGCGTACAACCAGCACTACTTACATCGACGTTGTGATGGCATGTTCGCCGGTACACTGGGCCGGAACTCACGGCATGCGAGTTCGGCAACAACAGAAAAGAGGCCCCGGCGAATAGTCCACCGAGGCGCTCCAACGTCTTGCCCAGACAGTTGCGAGTGTATGCGCGAAGCGAGCTCAGGCAAAATTCTGAGCACGGCCAGTCGTGATCTCAGCCGGACAACGCCGCCGCGGTCCTCCAACCTCACCAGCGGAGAGCGCATATGAAACAATCCGGCATCCAAGATCCGCCACAGGCAACGGAAGACACTGCGGAAAACACTGACACCAGTGCGACAATAACCAATACCAGACTCCTGCAAACGCGGATCAAGAGTTTACAGGGTCGCGTTCGCGGATTAATCGCCGAGCATCAGATACCGAAACCTCTCGACTGGCTGTTCCTTGCCGCGTCCCTCACCATTGTCGCCAGAACTCTGCTTATTCCAGTACCAGAAATCATCCCCCTGGGATCTGCGATCGGCGAGATCGTGTTCACGGTGGCAATCGGCTACGTCGTCTCGTACATTTTCCACTGGATCGTCGTCAGGGCGCCCGAAAACCGCAGACGCAGGGCCATTCTCGGCTCCGTCGGAATCCTGCTCGGCCGATACGCCCGCAGCCCCAGAGACTTTGTCCGAGATCTTTCCAAGAGGGAAGGGTCACAGCCGGAGATACCAGACGAGCCCGATCTCGACTATTTGAAGAGGATCCTCTCGGAGATTGACGTTAACCATGTGAGTCCTCACGTGGTCGGCTATCAGCAACAACTAATTCCAATCGCATGGCGACAAAAGATGCTCATGCGGATCAGCGAGTTCGAGCACAGTTTTGAACGGCTCGAACCGCTCCTTCCCCAACTGGACAACGAGATGCTCGCATTGACGCTGAAGCTAGATCAAACTATCCGAATCTACCCATGGCGTAGTGTGCTCGAGCACGGATATATCGGAGTTCCAACTGCGTTCGCAGACGAGATCTACAAGCTATGGATTACCGGCGAAGATCTGTATCGGCGTTACGAAGAAGCTGTCGGCCCACTCGTCACAGCTGCGATGCGCAATCGTTTACGGCACCAGCATCGACCAGATTCGGACATATCTATCCGATTCGTTATCCTGTAAATATCCCGCTCTGCTCGCGGTGCAACCCTCCCCCCGTTGGGTCACCGCGATATACGGAGTGACGGTTAGAGAGCCCGGCGCCCCTCCCCCCGAGAATGCGCCGGGCTTTCGCATTCCACCAGACTCCAGCCGTAAACCGGACAACGCTCGCGTTCATCACGTACCGTCAAACCGGAGGTGGAAAACGATGAGCAAGCCGCCACCCGCGAACTGGTATCCAGACCCACAGAACTCAGCACTGCTGCGCTACTGGGACGGAAGCCAATGGACCGCACACACCACCACAAATCCGGCAAAGCAGCAAGACCGACCCCAAACCGAACAACACGTCACCCCACCTCGCAGTGAAGACCCCGCAGAGTCGCGAACTGACGAGAAGGTCACATTCTTCAACGCCCGCTCCAAAGCGAAAGAACTCCAAGCCGAGAACGCACGCCTGCAAGAGCTCCTCGACCGCCTCCACGGAATGGAACTCGCCGACATCGAAGCGACGATCACCGGTGCCAGGGCAGACCTCGACACCCTCGAGCAACAACACCGCGACAAGCAAACGGAGATCGAAAACACCGCACGGCAACTCACAACACTGGAAGCCCAGATCGTAGACGTGCGCAACACCATCAACATCCAAGAGTTCGGACTCTACGACTTCGACCACCCCGCCGAAACCTCCGCCAAGCTCGCTAACGAACTCTCAAAAGTGCGAATGAACATCAAACGAGCGATCGCGGGTGGACATGCCACTTCCGCGACGGCGAACTTCACGTTCAACAACTCCATGGCACAGGGCCGGAAGTTCGTGAAAGACATGTCGAAAACGATGCTTGCCGCGTACAACGCTGAAGCGGAAAACTGCATCAAAGGGGTAAAGGCCGGGAAGCTCGACGTCGCACGCAAACGACTGGAGCGAATCGTCAGTCAGATCGCGCGCAATGGCCAGATGATCGACCTACAAATCACCCCGTACTATCACGGGCTCCGGCTACAGGAACTCGAACTCGCAGCGCGCCATATGGACGCTCTGCGCGCCGAGAAAGAAGCAGAGCGCGAGCGCCGCGCCGAACTCAGGGAACAACAGAAGGCAGAGGCAGAGCTGCAGCGCGAGCTGGACCGCCTCGACAAAGAGAAGCAGCACTATCTCAACACGCTGCAGGCCCTTGAAGCGCGCGGGGACGAAACCGCGGCAGCCGACATCAGGAGGAAACTCACAGACGTCGAGCGCGCCATTGTCGACGTCGACTACCGCAAGGCCAACTTGCGCGCCGGGTATGTGTACGTGATCTCCAACTTCGGATCCTTCGGTGAGCGCATGGTCAAGATTGGTCTAACTAGGCGTCTAGAGCCTATGGATCGGGTTCGGGAACTCAGTGACGCGTCGGTCCCGTTCAACTTCGATGTTCATGCCATCTTTTTCGCGGATGATGCGGTCGAAATTGAGGCCATGTTGCATCGCGAGTTCGCTGACAAGCGAGTGAATAGGGTGAACAATCGGCGCGAGTTTTTCTATGTGGCGCCGGAGGAGGTTCTTGAGGTTCTCAAGCAGCACAGCGTTGCCGTTGTTGAGTTCAAGATGGAACCTGACGCTGACGAGTTCCGTATCAGTGAGAAACTCGCCGAGCAGGTACCGGCCAGCTAGCGCAGCGTCTCGGTCCGCTGCGCGGTTATCCGTGGAGGTCGGTGCGGGCGCCGCGGCCTGGCCGCTGCTTGTTCCATTCGTCGATGGTTTCCTTCGACCAGCCACGCACGGTGCCCCGTGGGATCGACCCATCGTCGTTTAGTGGTCCGACGATGACATCGGGCGGGGGCATCTTGATCCGGCCGAGGGATCCCGTGGCCAGGCCCAGATACTCCTCGACCTGGCCTCGGGACATGTACAGCTCAGGCATGCCGCACCGCCAGAGCTACCGCCGTCACGAACGCCGCTGCCCAAGCGATCCAGATGATTGTGAGCACCGGAGCGTAGCCGCTGACTAGTGCGGTGGCTATGACGATGGGAAGCATTCCGGCGAGCGCAGCCAGCACACCCTTGTCTGTGATGATCTTCTTCATTCGTCTCCGATTCCTCTCGTGGGTTGTTGTCGAGGTGAGGCGGTGAGTGAAAGACTGGGGTGGAACCCGGGTGCTTCCTTCACCCGGGTTCCCTGCTCTCTAGCGGTCCCTCTCGGTCTGCCACACCTGTATCCAGGTGCCGACTGCGGAGAGTGCTGCCAGAAGGAGCAGTACCCAGTCAATTACTCTCAATTTGCCTCACCTCCTCTCTGCCTTACACCCCTAACTATACACTGCCTTAGTGTGTAGTTCAAGTGGGTGGAGGCACAAAGAAATACACCCCCACCAGCCACCATCACCCGAATGACCCCCAACCAGCTCCAACAACACATCACCGAGCTGACCACAGGGCTCACACCCGAACAAACAACCGCCCTACTCGCACACCTCGAACCCGAACTCGCACGCCACCAAGCACTCCGCAACTATCCCACCGCCGGAGCCCTAGCCTGCGCACTCGACCCCACCATGCGACAAACCCCCGCACTCAAAAAAGTCGACGAAGCACTCGAATGGGCCTACACCACACCAGACGCCCGACTGATGATCAGCCAGCCCTCCCAAACCGGCAAATCAAAACGCGCCGCCATCTACGGCACACTCCGAGCCTTCACCCTCAACCCCGACCGCCGCGTCATCGCCGTAACCCACTCAGAAGACCTCGCCCGCACCCACAGCGAAGAAATCCGGGCACTCATCCAAACATTCGGCACCGGCGCCAAAGACGCCATGACCGGCCAGCCGCTCCCAGACCGCCTCGGACTCAGCCTCGGCGCGAAAAACTCCTCCACACGCTGGACCCTCGCCGGACACCGCGGCGGCCTCATCGCAGCAGGCGTCGGCACAGCACTACCCGGACGTCCAGCCGACCTCATGATCCTCGACGACCTCTACGCAGGCATGGAAGCCGCAGACTCCACAGCGATCCGCCGCCACGTCGAAACCTGGTGGGACAGCGTCGGCAGCCAACGACTCTCCCCCGGCGCTCCAGTCATCTGCATCGGCACCAGATGGAACGAGAAGGACATCTTCGCCTACCTCATGGCTCAGGAACCAGACCGGTGGCGCGTCCTGAACTTCCCCGCCATCGCACAGCCCGGAGTGCTGGACTCTCTGGGCCGCAAGCCTGGTGAACCCCTAGCGAACCCCGCAGGCGACAAAGACTGGTTCTACCTCCGGTCAATCAAACCCGCACGCATTTGGTCCGCGACCTATCAGGGCAACCCGACACCGGTACAGGGCGGACTCATCAAAACCGAATGGTTCAACAATCACCGGCACACCGACACCATTCCAGCTGCCGCGCTGTCCGTCGTCGCAGTAGACCCCGCCGAAACCGGCAAGGGCGACGAAGCCGGAATCATCGCCGCGAGCATTGACCGTCACCGCACCGTGTACCTGACCGGAGACTACTCAGGGCATTTCACATCAGCTGAGTGGGCGAAAACAGCGTGCCAAGCCGCCCGCGACACCGGGGCCAGCGCGATCCGCGTCGAAGCGTACACCGCCGAAACCACTTACACGCGACTGCTCAAACAAACCTGGAGAGACATGTTCGGTCAGGCACGCTGCCCCCGAATCCTCGGGTGGCGGGGAAAAGGTGATGCTATTGCCCGATCCACCGGGCTCAGAGAAGCCCTCGAGACAGGCCGGTGCGTCATCGCCGGGGACCTCGAAGGATTCGAGAGCCAAGCGGTCACGTGGCAGCAAGGCCAGCACCAACCCGACCGGGTCGCCGCCGCGATCATCGCCTACGACCACCTTGTCACCTCAGCCGGCCATTCCGGTGGCGCCGCGATACCCACCGGCAGCCTCACGCGAGGAACCCGCCGGGGCGGCGTGTGGGATCGTCGAGTCGGCTAAAACCTTCACCCCGAATTGGGACCGTCCCGGCATGGGTCTCACGCTGTTCCTCCTCGCCATTTACACGCTCGCAGTCCTCAGGGTCACCCGCCTCATCACCCGCGACAAGATCACACAACCGCTGCGTCGCTGGGTAGCCGACCGCTTCGACGATCCGGATCGCCCGGAATCCAGCATGACCACCTACCTGTTCCACTGCCCCGCCTGCATGAGCATCTGGATCGCGTTCGCGCTCGCTCCCGCCGCCATCGCCCTCTCAGGACTGACCTGGTGGCTTCTGCCCTTCCTCGCGCTGGCCGCGTCACAGCTCACCGTCTGGAACGCCGTGCACCTTGACCCCGTCGACGACTGAACGAGCATTTTCACCCCCCGTTTCTAGCGTCACTCCCCGATGGCCATGATCTCGCGTAACCGGAAACCCCGCCGCTCCCGCGGGTCGCTTCTCGCTGCCGCCACCCCCGTCACAGACCTGAAAAAGCAGCTCCCCAACCCGTCACTGAGCGGCGCCGAGGGATGGCAAGACACGGCATGGCAAATGTTCGACTGCGTCACCGAACTGCGCGCCGTCTACCAATGGCGAGCCAGCGCAGTGTCACGCGCCAGGCTCGTCGCATCCGAGATCGACCCCGAAACCGGTAAACCCACAGGTAACACCGAAAACACCGCGGTCAACGACATCGTACGGTCCATCGCAGGCGGCCCCACCGGGCAAGCACAACTGCTCGGCAGACTGGACACATTCATCGGGGTGCCCGGCGAATGCTACATCGCTGTCATCACCCGCCACCCCAGCGAGGACATCGAGCGCGAAGAGTGGCATGTCCTCTCCCGCGAAGAGATCACCAAAGACACCCTCGACCAAGTCACACTCACCCTGCCCGACGGCGCGAAACACGTGTTCATCGAAGGCACCGACGTGCTGTTCCGGGTTTGGCGCCCCCACCCCCGCAACAGTCAGCTCGCCGACTCTCCCGTACGCGCCGCGCTTCCCGTTCTGCATGAAATCGTCCGAACCACCGCGGCTATTGAGGGCGCAGCGAAGTCCCGTCTGCTCGGCAATGGGATCCTCGCGATCCCGTCCGAACTAGAAATGCCCGACGACATCGCCAGCGCACCCACCGCGGAACGCGACCCCGACGCGCCCGAACTCCCCGAACGTGCACCACTACCGGTGCAACCGGTCAACCCAGCCTCGTTCATGGACATGCTGCGAACCATCGCGGCCACCGCGATTGAAGACCCCACGTCCGCGGCCGCGAACATCCCGTTGTGCGTGTCCGGGCCGGGCGAATTCCTCGACAAGCTCCGACACATCAGGATCGACACTGAGATCCCCGAAATCGCACTGAAAACCCGTGAAGAAGCGATCCGCCGGCTCGCTCTCGGCCTGGAAGTCAGCCCGGAACGGCTGCTCGGCATGTCGACAGGTAACCACTGGACCGCCTGGGCGATCCAAGAAGACGACATCAAAATCCACATCATCCCGACACTCGAACTGATCGCTGACGCGCTCACCACAAGCCTGTTACGGCCAATGCTGGATCGCGAAGGCATCGACCCCGACCAGTACCTCGTCTGGTACGACACTACCGCGCTCACCCAAGACCCCGACCGTAAGAGCGAAGCGATCAACGCGCACGACCGGGGTGCCATCACCAGTGAAGCGCTGCGCAAACACCTCGGGTTCACCGACGCCGACGGATACGACCTCACCACTCTCGCCGGATGGCAGCAAGTCGCGAGGGACAGGGCCGCCCAGTCCATCCACCAGCTCCCCGCTCTCGCACCACTGATCGCGGCGAACCTCCCCGACCTGCAACCTGTTCCCTCCGAAGACACCACGCCAGCTGAGATCACCGAAGTCGTTGAAGAGGCACCACCAGAACCGGATGACGCGTTAACCGCTGCCGCGAACCGACTGTTCGACCCATATGCAGCCGTCACCGCGGCCGTGAACCTGTGTGTCGCGCGAGGCCTGGATCTAGCGGCGAAGCGGCGCCGCACGCATCAGAACAAACACATGATCGCTGGGCTCTCCGCGGAACACGCGAACGTCGAACTCGGACCCGTCCCAGAAACCGACGTGAATCGCCTGATCGATGGCTGGGACACCGGAGTAACCGCGTCGTTCGCGTCGGATCTTGGTGTGCTGCCACAGCATTTCCGCGACATCGTCACCCGCATCGCGACACGCGCATTGACGAACGCGGAGACACCCATCAGACCCTCGCATCAAGAGCTGCTACAGGTGCTGCGATGAGCGACCACCGGCGCCGCGGACTGCTGAACGTGCTCACATTCGAACGCCGGGTCCACGAACTAGCGATGGACCTTTACGCCGCGTGGCTTCCCGACGTACGCCGCGCAGTACTCCCCGAACTAGCAGCGGCAGCGCTCACACCCGAACCCTCCAACATCGCCGTCACCCAAGCCCGGTTCGAAGAACTTCTCGACACCATCTTCATCGCAGGCATGCACGATCTGACCGCCGGTCACATCGCCGCGACCATCACCGCCGCCGGGATCACCGCCGACATGCTCCCCTGGCCCGACAACGCCACCCCGCAAACCGGGACAGTCACCGCCCGCATGGTCACCCGCATCCCAGCGATCACACAGTGGCAAACCGTGTACCTATCTCAGGTTCGCAACCGGATGGTCAACACCCCCGACACTGTGTACAAAGCGATCTCCACACACGTCGCCGAAGCGTTGCGGCTCGGAGAGTCGATACCCCAGATGCGGGACCGGATCGCAACGGAACTCGACGTCACCAATGTGGAACAGTGGCCGCGCCGCGCCACCGTCGTCGCCCGCACCGAATCTGGCGGCGCCATGAACTCGGCAACGAGGCAAGCCGCGATCCTGCAGTCCGACATCACCGGCACACTCCTCGACCAGGTGTGGATAGCAACCCCCGGATCCGACCGAACCCGCGAAACCCACCTCGAGGCACACGGCCAGCGTGTCCCCCTAGGTGAGCACTTCATCGTCGGCGGCTACGAGCTCGCCGCGCCCGGCGACCCTGATGGGCCCGCAGAGGAAGTAATCCAGTGCCGGTGCACGCTCCTCACCGTTGAGCGCGGCGAAAACGTCCCCGGCCTCGACACGTGGGCGCTGGCTGCATCCCTCGATCCCACAATCACCCACCAAACCGCTGCCGCAGCTGATGGAGGTCACGCCATGGAGGAGTTCCGATCCTGGGAAGGATTACTCATCCCGTTCAACACGGTCTCCCGCGACAGGTTGTCACTTGCGTCTCCCGACCTGAAGCTCGTCAACGAGAAACTCCCACTCGTCCTCAACTGGCAGGAGAAAGACGACCCCGACCACGACGGGGCGTTCACCGTCGGTGCGATAGAAGCTTTTGAAACCCGGGACGACGGCATCTGGGGCCGCGGCTACTTCCTCAACACCGAACACGCGGACGACGCTGTCGACCAGGCACGCAGAGACCTCACCGCCCCAAGCGTTTTCGCTATCGTCACGAATGAAGTCCTCGCAACCCCCGACGGCCAGCCAATCACCGACGAGCAACTCGAACAAGCCATCAACGCAGATGAGCCGATCGACGCTGTACCAATGTGGCTGGAAGCCGAGATCGCCGCCGTCACCCTCGTCGCGATCCCCGCCTGGCGCGAAACAAGCATCACAATCGGCGACACGGTGGAGCGGGACGACACAATGCCAGCGGTCCTCCAAGCCGCTGGACACCGCCTCGCAACCCTCGACGAACACCGGCCACGCGCCGTCATGTTCGCCGACCCCAAACTCACAGAACCCACCCCACTGCACATGACAAGCGACGGCCGGATCATCGGGCACGTCGCGC